ACCTTTTAAATCTAGAGTTAGATTTTTGATGAAGTTATTTCTTTGTTCATTTTGAATGATAAACTGAACCTCATCTTCAAAACATTCAAATTTTTGTGGTGGGTGTTTCAATAGAAGAATATTGATGTCTAACTTGGAAAGGTGGCCTTTCTCCATCAATTCTTCAGTTCTAATAATTTTGTATGCAGGACCAAACAGACCTTCCAATACCCACTTGTGTGTTTGTGTTCCGTCAAGAGTTCCAGTAAAACCAAAACGATATTTTGCATCTGCAAGTTTGGTCATGATATTGACCAGAGACTTTGATTTGAACTGATGTGCCTCATCTCCAATGACACAACCATAACGTGCAAAGAACTTGCGATCTAACTTATATACAGATTGCCACGTTGTGATCGTGACAGGCCTGTTATCGTTTTTCTCTTTACCAGAATAAATTTTATGACAATATTTTTCGGCGTCCCATCCATAGTCTTCAAAGTCCTTGAACATCTGTTCAACGAGAGATGTTGTAGGAACAACTAGAAGAACATCTTCTCCCTTCTCTACCATGTATCTAACAACAGAATAAATCATCAATGACTTACCTGAGGCTGTTGGAGAAATGAGAAGTCTGCGGTTTTGTCTCAATGCATCATAAACACCTTGAACCTGATAGGATCTTGGTTCATACTTTGAGATCTTTTTCATATAGTCAGAAACCCCCTCAAGAGAAACCATTTCGTTCTCTTCGTAGGGGGTTCCATAGAACTTACTGTTCTCAAACTCATAGTCATATCCATGTTCATTCATGAACTTCACGATCTTGTCGAGAAGTCCAACATAGATCTCACCAGAGCCTGTGTTGAATAACCTAATTTTTCCGTCCCAATACTTACTTCGATACTGAGGCATAAACTTGGCCCCAGGTACATCAAAAGTAAAAGCGTCTGAAAGTTCGTAGTAAACGTGTGGGTCTGCCTGAACTTTCAGGAATACTTCATTCTTCTTGGAGATTTTAACTGTCGTATCCACGGATGAACTTCTGCCAATCAATTGCGTTTTTGATCTGAAAAGTTCGGTTCTGAATTACCTTGATAATATCTACAAGATAATCCAACATCACGTCGTAGTATTCTACTTTCAACAGAGCTGCGGTTAGTCTTTCGTCAGCGTCCAGATATCTTTGGAGTGCGTCCTTCTCTCTCACTTTGTAAGGGAACGGATCTTTTTCGTAGATCTCTGGTTCAGCCTTTCCTGAATAATACAGATGTCGTTCGTGATACACCGATTGTTGCGTCTTCTTGGCTCTCGCACGAAGAAGTTTCAGATCGTTGTACAACTGAAAGTATTTAGAGTGTAAACGGGCAACGTCTAATGAAGCAGTATGTAGTTCATCGGGATCAATGATCGAATCCTTCGACCACATCTCCTGAATCGTTTCAAGGTTCATAAATCAAAGTTCGTTATTTTCTGCGTCCGTAAGTTTGAAATACAGATATTTGAAAGTAACTGATGCGGTGAAGTAATTCACGTCGGTATCAGTTGCATTAAAATCAAGACCAGTCAAACTAACGGGGAACATCCCTTCTAGTTTAACATGAGCCTGAGGTCTTAGGTTACTGTTCAGAATTATTAACGTTCCGTCTGAAAACTCAGCAAATGGATTATCTCTGTCTGTTGTATTTGGATAGTAGACATCATCACCTCTCAAGTCAACAAACTGTTTTTGACTCTCTGGAAAACCAAGACCTTTCATCCAGTTGTAGATCTGTGAATAATTTTCCATATTTTCATCAACAATAAAGTTGACGCGAAAATCTTCATAGACCAACTTATCTCCAGGAACATCAATGTCCTTAAGATACGTGGATTGAATAGCCGTCCCTAAAGTTACGCCTGGCAAATTACATCCTGTAGCCAAGAAATCAACCTTAGGACATTTATTGATCTTCAGTTTGAATCCGATAGGAGACATGAAGTTCCTATTGGAAACCTGATTAAGGAGAGGATTAGCCATGAGGCTTTTTTATGTATTTAGATAAAAAAAGAGGGGTCCGAAGACCCCTCCACTTCCTTCACACGGACGGAAGTATTTAGATCACATGAGGTTGGTGACCTTAGTACGACGATAGTAGCGGTTAGCGTTCTGGGTGAGAGCGCCAAGGCCTTGGGTGGTTCCTTCTGCGAAGGGGTTCGCGACCATGCCGTAGCGGGTCTTGAAGCCGATCTTGGGTTGGAAGGTGCCATCGTTAACGGCACGGACCATTTGCAGGGGAACGTATGGGCAGTAGAAGAGTCCAGCGTCATAAGGGGAAGTACCCTTGTAACCAACAACATAGTAGTGGTTGGCAGCGACGTTAGCCGAATAAGGATCGATGTAGACTCTGTACTTACCGTTGATAGTACCAGCGAAGGTGTTGCCGGTGTCGTCAACGTTCAGGTTAGCGTTCAGGGCAGGGGTGTAATCAAGTACACCAGCCATGGTCAGAGCGGAAGCAACATCAGCAGAGGTGATGATGGTGTTGCCCTTCCCTCTACGAGTCTCTTGGGCGATTGCGTTTGCATCGCGCTCGATTTGGAACAGCAGACCCTTGAACTTCTCAACACTCCAGCGACCGTTAGAGTCAACGTCGAGGTCGAAAGTACCAGCAGTTGCAACGTTGTTCTGAGCACCAGAACGAGCAACCTTGTAGATGGTACGGATGACTTCGCGGTTGATTTCAGCGAGGATCTCACTGGAAAGGATGTTGGCCAGTTCAGCCTCAGCGTTCAGACCATGAATCGCCTTGAGGTCTTGGGCCAGTTCCAGGGAGTACTCAGCCTTCAGCGCACGAGACTTAGCGGTAACGGTGACCTTCTCGATCGAGAAAGCCATTTCGTTGAAGTCGTTTCCAGACTCACCGAGACCTTCTGCCTCGTCCTTACGCATACCCTGACCAACAGAGTAAAGACCCTGGTTGGCGTCAGAGGAACCGAGAACGGAGGGGTTAGAACCAATCTGGCCAGTAGTACCGAAACCAGCATTGGTGGAAGTCCAACCAGCGGTAGCGTCGTTACCTTCACGCTGGGCAGAGAATGCGGAGTTGGGCTCGTCGAACAGGGCCTCGCCACCACTCTGACCGTTGTAACGGGAACGCATCGCAAAGATCAGACCAGTAGGGCCGTTCATTGGTTGAACGCCGCACAGGTCGTATGCGAGCAGGTTGGGCATGGAGCGTCTGATCAGGGAGATCAGAACGGGGTCGAAACCAGCGGTAGGACCAGCAGCAGCAGAGCTACCAGTGAAACCGTCAGAACCGACAGCATTGGTTGGTGCTTCACTCAGGAAGCTTCTTTCTTCGCGCAGGAAGCGCTCTTGGTTTTCCAGCAGGCAAGCGGTGACCGCTCTACGGTGGGCGTCCTTGATTTCGCCAAGGCCTTCATGATTCAGAAGGGGCGCCCACTTCTCCTGCAACTGTTCAGATTGGAACATTTGCTTATACAGGTTAAGGGTTTAGTTTGATAATCTTAAATTCACTTTTTGACGCGATCCAGGATGCTCATGTAGGCAGCCATGTGACCAGAGTAATCTGGGGTAGCTGTTTCTTCGGTAAGCACCTGCTCGGAGGTCTCTTTCTGAACACTCTGTCCGAAGTAAGACTCCTTCAGAGTGGACAGTTTTTCACGATATGATTCTTCACTCTCAAACTCAACACTCTCAGCGAGTTGGGCGAGCTTCTCTTTCTGACTCAGGGCAAGACCCTCAGCAACTTCCGAGACAATCCCATCAGCGGTGGACTCAGCCAGACGCTGGTTAAGGGAAACGTTTCTCTCGATCTGCTCGTTGAGTTTAGTCTCCATTTCATCAAGTTTGTTGACCATATTCTCAACTACATCGTACTTATCTTCAGGGATGGATACATAATGTGCTTCAAAAAGGTCCTTCATACCCGAGAGGAAGCTCTCGGTCATTTCGGACTTGAGACCATGTTCGACTGCAATCTCATTTTCTTGCAGCCATTCGTCAGAGACGTACTCCAGATAAGCATCTACACGCTCAACCAAAGCCGACTTGACGGATTCGATTTCTTCTACGATGCGCTCTTCGTTCTTTTTCTCCATCTCCTCTGCGATTGTTGCAACCTTGGAGTTGATGGCAGCTTCAAAGATCGTTTTAGCTTTCTCTTGGAATTCTTCGGTGAGTTCCTCACCAGAGAACAGAGCAGCCATGTCTTCTTCGACATTGTACTCAGGAGTTTCAGCAACAACCTCTTCGGTTGCCTCTTCCTCACTGATTACCTCTTCAGGAGTTTCGGTCTCCTCGTAAGAGGCTTCTTTGCCTACCGATTGCATGGGATCTGCTTTTCCAGCTTTAGCGTTTACGACGTTTGAAACATGAGAGAGACGAGGTTCTCTCAGTTTTGCACTATCGTCATCGGGACGATAGTTTTCGGGAGTAGGTCCGCCGAGATCTTCGATTGCTTGTCCTGGAACGGCACTGGTGGGGATACCCTTCATGGGGTCACCACCTTTCGCACCAGAATTAACGGCAGTCTTGGATTGAACAGTGCCTACTTCCATTTCTTGTAAATCGTTACCAACGGACATTTGTACTCTCCGATTAGACTTAGATAATAGTAGTTAATCTTTTTTTATTTATGTATCAGAGACTTCCAAGAAAATCTTGGAATAATCTCAGCTTATTCTCTTGCAGTTGACGAGTGTCAGCAAGAGTATTGATCTGTTTATAGGTTTTCTCAGCATATTTTTCGCGGAGAATTCCACCGTCCCAGACCCAATCTTTTCCTTCCATGATGCCATCAACGAAAGCATCAGGAGCGGATGGATCAGCAACGATGTCTGCTGCGGTGGCGAGCATAAAGTCTTCACCGACAACATTTACACCTTCATTGTTCATCTTGATAGAACCAACACCACGGGAAGAAACACCGAGTTTTACGCCCTCATCGAGAAGCGATTTTGCGATGTTACCCATTGGGGTGCTGAGAATCTTAGCGCGACCAATGAAGTTTGAACCCTCTTGTCTCAGAGAAATAATTTTATGGGAGACACGATCGAGGTTTACGCTTGGACCATCGGGATGGCCCAACTCACCAAGAGCACGTCCCTTGTTTACGAAAGCTTCGTTATAACGAGCAACTTCCTTAGCGAGGGTCGAGGAAGGATACATTCTTCCATTGCGATTTTTAATGTCGCCTTGGAGGAAAATACCTTCAATATGCAGGGTTTTTTTACCGTTGCGTTCTTCAACGATAACTTCTACCTGTTCGATTTCTTCTCTGATTAGTTTCATTAGTTTGCAGCAAATCCGACTTTGGCGACCTTAATTGCGGCCTCACCGTAGATAGTGTAAGAAGGAGCTTTTTCAACATACTCAACAGCATTTCCACCGAGGGTGAAAGATCCGATTCCTGAGTATTCATTCAGACCCGTAGGATCTGTAACATGAACAACAGTAGCTGTGCCAGTTGGATTCAAAACTCTAACGAGTGTTGCATTACTTGCAGTGATGCTGTTACCAACACCTGCAGCAACGTCAACTTCACTGGCTTTCAATAAAATCCTAGCCATTTTCTTCCTCAGTAGGGTCCTCTTGAGTTACTTCTTCATCATCAACTAACTCATCACTATCACCAAAAAGATCTGCAGCAACTACAGGTCTTCCGATTTCAAGACGTTCTGATGATTTTTGCATCAAAATATCTTTGATGCCATCAGAAATCTCGTGGGCCGGTGCATCACTTAACACCAAATCAATCAATTCATTAGGGTTCATTATGATTGGAATACACTACAAATTATTTATATTTCTCCACCTTCAGGGGCTGCAGTCTCATTTTCACCACCTGCTTGTGGATCCAGTGTTGCTGCGGTTTGTGCCTCTGTAGATTGAATGTCTGCAGCTTGTTGGGCCATATCCATTGCTGCAGCTGCAGCAGGATCAACATACAATCCGGCGTCGATTTCTTTTTGGATGAGTTTATCCTGTTCAACGATCTCATCATCACTTTGACGTAAGATCTTTCTACGCAGATAATCCTGCGAGAAATATTTACCAACATAAGGTTCGGCCTGAGCCAAGTTACCCATGCGGTTTTGGAACAGTTCTGCTTCTTTCAGTTCTGCAAAATGATTATCGTAAATATAATCGAACTGAATATGTTCCGAAACATGAGGCCAATCTTCTGCGGCAATTACATTCTTAAGAAGTAATTGAGTCTTCAACATGTCAAGGAACATGTTAGAAAATCTCTTGCGAAGACGACCAACAAACTTGTTAAAACGAAGTTCGTCTCTCAGAATTTCGGAAGAACGGCCAAGGTTGAAACCACCTTCTCCACCGAGACGGGTTTCGGGCACACCCAAGGCCTTATAGAGTTTCTTTTGGAAATACTGAATATCAGTGATTTCACCCAAGTTCTGCCCGCCAGGGAGGGTAGAAATTTCTGTACCGCGCCCTCCCTCGCGGCGTGGAAGCCAAAAGTCTTCCAACATGGACATGAATTTCTTATCGTCTCTAACTTCACCCGTGTTAGCATCATATACAAGTTTAGAACGATAACGGTTCATGACTTCACGAAGGTATTGTTC